AAATGACTCGTGATTGTCTTAAAGATGAGCCTCGTGATCTTACCCGTGTCCAACAGTTGAAAACTCGCATTTTTAATATTGCGTGCTGTATGGACAATTCTAGAATTCGAATGTATATTGGAGATCTTGTAGGAAGACAGAAGAAGTTCTTTTTCTTCTCTCCTGGTATGTGTGGACTTAATCCCTCTACCGCCTTATGGATGATGATTTATGAGATGTTCCTTGGTGGAACAGTTGTGTTCTCGGATATTAGTGGCTTCGATTATACTTGTGGCCTTTGGGTCATGTATATTCTTGGCCCCTTCTTGAAGAGAGCTTATGGAAATAACGCTCAAGCTTTTGTTCGTGCCTTATGGGCAGTCAAATCGTGTATGTGTGCGATTAGATTTGGACCCGTGGTCGAAGATGGAAAAATTTTCTTCCGAGGACGGATGCTTGAATGTGGAAACTCAACTGGAAACTGGGCAACAACTACGCTCAATACTTGGATGAACACTTGTTACCATGGTGTTTTAACAATTGCTGGATCTCTCTTAAATGATGAGGACCCTTTGTTAAATTTATTCAAGTTAAAAATGGTACTTTATTCCGATGATAATATTTCAAGACTTGATACCTTGTGGTGGGACGCTAAATTTGTTGGTACGTATTTTGACCGACTCTTTGGAGTTACCGCTACAGGTGTGGATAAAGGAGAATTGAAAACGGATGTAGTTACCATTGAGGATGCAGAATTTCTATGCAGGCGTTTTGTGAAAAGAAACGGCATTGTATATGCTCCTCTAGAGTGGGAATCCCTTACCACCCAACTTTATTTTGTAAAGTGCCCTCGAAGACTGAGAGGAACTCAGTTTGTTAATGAGCAATTGCAGATTAATATCTGTAATGTAGCCCGCGAATTGGTTGAATATCCCCCTGAAGAAGCTTTCCGAATAGTAGGAGAAATCCGAAAATTTTGTGATGAGCATTCTGTCCCAGTGAGTGTTCCGGATTATGATTATTTCGATCCGACGCTCAAGATGTCAACTATGTAAAACCCGCCTGGTGAGGCGTAAAACCACCACTTTCATTTTATTTTATACAAAACTAAATACAAAAATAC